TAGAGAAGAAAGCATCTGGTCAGAGCCTGATACAAGATATGCGAAGAGCAGGGCTACCCGTGTTGGATTACCTCCCAGACCGTGATAAAGTGTCTAGAGTACACGCCATTACACCACTTTTAGAATCTGGAAGAGTGTGGCTTCCCAGAGGGAGAGACTGGTCAGAAGATTTATTTGCAGAGGCAATACAATTCCCCTATGCCAGACACGATGACCAAGTAGACGCAATGGCAATGGCCATTCACTACTTGAAGGAATCTTGGCACCTGTCTCACCCGGATGACCCAGACTATGAAGAAGATGAGAATCAAACAAAAGGTAAGAAGACTTACTGGAACTGGAACTAGGAGAACGTAGTGGCAGAGAAGGGGCTTGCATCATTAGCTAGAGAAGTATATGACAGCATGTCTGCGCTTGATAAAGCCGCTCTTTTTACTGCTCCTGTTCCCGTTGTAGGAGATATTGTAGGAGGAGTAGCAGATACAGCTGCTCTTATTGAAGACCCTAGTTTAACAAATGCTGGTCTATTGGCACTAGGACTTATACCTTTTGTTCCTTCAGGAGGGATTACCAGAACTGCACAGAAAGTTGCTGCTAATGTTCAAAATGAAATACCGGGTTTTTATGCAGCTGCTAACCCTATAAAACAAGCAGCAGCTGTTGCAAAAACAATACCACAAGATATAGTTAACATAGGAAAGGCACGTTATGATCCTACAAGTAGGGCGTTACAAGATGAGTTTAATATTTCTGTGGCAGATCAGAGGGCGGCTAATCAAGCAATTAAAATATCCAAGGAGGTTACTCCTAAAATTGCTGCCCTAGAAGCACGTATGAAAGAACTTCGTAAAGTTAAAGATGGTAAGTTACCTTCTTCTGAAAATATAGCTGAACATGCAAGACTTAAAGAAGAAGCTTCTAATTTAAGAAGCATAGCTTCTCAAGCAGCTAAAGCATCCACAGGCCAGTTAAATCAATCAAGGTCTTTTACCAATCAATACTTTGGTCCTGCAGAAGAAAGAACTACTGGATTAAGAAGTATTCTGGATAATATAGATGGAGTAGACCACGTTAAAACTTTCAAAGAATTTAAGGTAGATGATTATATTAAAGAAGTAGGAGACGTAGCGGATATAGATAAAAAAGATATGGTAGCTATGTTTGATCAAATTAAAATAATGCAGCGCATGAATCCTTCCAAACCATATCAAATGAATATCAGAAGAGGACATACTGGAACAGCAGGAAATATAGACCCCGGTATGAAAAGTCAGATATACAGAAGTACTGCAGCAAAAAAAGGAGAAACCGATCTTAGTTTAACAGGTATTAAAAATTCTGTATTTTCTTCTGGTAAATCTTTTACCTCTGATAAAAAATTTCTAGAAAAATTACAAGAAGAGGGTGTTAGAGTTTTAAATCCTGAAGAGGTTCTCAAAGGACGAGCAGCTATTATCAAAGGATCAGGTAAAAGTGATGCTTACGAAATGGGTGGTGTAGGTGTTGTAACTTCAATTGATAAAAAAGGTAAAGTAGTTAACATTGTTAATGATGAGCATGATTTGCTTTCTGCTAAATTACCCGGAGGAGATAGGTACATGAATGTATCTACACCCTTTGTATATGAGCTTGTAAAAGATAAGGCAACTGTAACTAGTGCTAAACAGAAATCTGCTAAAAAGAAATTAGCTGATAGTAAAACTAAAGCTGTTAACAAAGCCACAAAAAAATATGAAAGTATTTTAAAAGATCTAAACATAGACATACCTGAAAAAGTTCCTGCAGGTTTTGAAAGGTCAAGAGAACAATATCTCCGATCACTTGTGGTGGCAAACTTAAAGCCAAGTCACAAAGATTATTCAAGGCTTGTAAAAGACTTTGGAATAGGAATGCCAACTAGAGCAGCTAGGGCTGTACTAGGAACGGAAGAAGAAGAGGTAGAGGTAACAAGAAAAGGAGGAGGTTCTGTAATAGAACGTAATCCTTATCAAAGCTATGAACCAAAAGCAATATAGGTTATACTATGGCAATATCCAGAGCAAACATTCCCAGAGAACTCAGAGGAGGACGTAAGGTGGCCCAGAAAAAAAGTGGTGGTAAACTAGGAAGCGGCTCACGTTTTAAAGCCCTCTCCTCCAAGATTCAGAAGAGTGGCAAGAGCAAGAAGTCTGCAGATGCCATAGCTGCCAGCATAGGTAGAAAGAAGTACGGAGCAAAGAAGATGGCAAAGCTCTCAGCAAAAGGTAGAAAAAGGAAATAAGAAACCATGGCAGTTGAACGCAACCCATTAGAAATGATGGACCCAGAACTCCAACAGGAAATGCCTGTCTCTAACTTTGACTCCATGGGAGAAACTCCTTCCATAGAAGCAGAGATGCTAGAGGAGAGTATTGTTAACTTTATGCCCACAGACGATGGAGGTGTAGAGGTAGAGTTTGGAGAGATGGAAGAGATGATGATCTCTGGTCCAGAAGGTTCTCACTTTGAAAACCTAGCAGAGTTGCTAGATGATGATGACCTAGTTGATATAGGTACCTTGGTCTATGACAGTTACGAAGCTGACAAAGAATCCAGACAAGAGTGGGAACAGATTTTTGAGCGGGGCTTTGATCTCCTAGGTCTCAAGCTAGAAGAAACTTCAGAACCCTTTGACGGTGCGTGCACAGCTGTCCACCCACTCCTGATAGAATCAGTGGTCAAGTTTCAGAGCAAAGCCTCTCAGGAACTATTCCCAGCAGGTGGTCCGGTAAAAGCTCAGATCATTGGAGCATCTACCATTGAGCGCGAGAAGCAAGCGCAACGTGTCAAGAACTTTATGAACTACCAGCTTACGCAGCAGATGCCTGAGTACTTTGAAGAGCAGGAGAGACTTCTCTTTCATCTTCCTGTCATGGGTTCTGCTTTTAAGAAAATTTACTATGACCAACTTCTAGAAAGGCCAATTTCTGAACTGGTTCCCGTGGATCACTTCTATGTATCCTACAATGCCAAAGATCTCAGAACAGCTGACCGTTACACGCACCTGATCTTTCGTTCTGTCAATGACTTTAGAAAAGATGTAGTCTCTGGAATGTACCGGGACATAGACTTAGGTAAGCCTTCTGCTCCTGAGATTCCTGAGATGACACAGAAGATGGACGAACTCATGGGAATAGATTCCTCTGGCATTGACCTAGAGGACCCACAGTACGTTCTTCTGGAGCAACACTGCTACCTAGATCTTCCAGAACCCTTTGACAACCCGGATGGTATTGCTGACCCTTACATTGTAACCATAGAGGAGAAGAGCAAGAAGGTTCTTTCCATCAGAAGAAACTATGTAGAGAATGATCCCAAGAAACAAAAGAAGGATCACTTCATTCACTACAAGTATGTCCCGGGTTTTGGTTTTTATGGTCTTGGTCTTATTCACTTCCTAGGTAACCTGACCATGACAGCTACCACTGCCATGCGTTCTCTGGTGGACGCTGGCCAGTTTGCCAACCTCCCCGGAGGGTTTAAGGCCAGAGGTGTCAGGCTAGTAGGTGACAATGACCCCATATCTCCCGGTGAGTTCAAAGAAGTGGAGAGCACAGGCATTGATCTGAACAAAGCCATCATCACACTCCCCTATAAAGAACCTTCTCAGACCCTGATGGCCATGATGCAGTTTGTCATAGGAGCAGGGCAGAAGTTTGCAGACTCCACAGAACAGATCATTGCAGATTCTAACAACTCAGGACCCGTGGGAACCACCATGGCCCTGCTAGAAGCCTCTTCAAAGTTCTTCTCTGCCATACACAAGCGGTTACACAAGGCACAGAAGGATGAATTTGAAGTACTTGCCCAGATAAACTATGACTTCCTACCTCCAGCTTACCCCTACGAGGTAGTAGGAGGAGACCGCGAGGTGTTCAAACAGGACTTTGACGGGAGAATAGACGTAATTCCGGTGTCTGATCCCAACATTCCCTCCTCTGCACACCGCATGGCACTGGGTCAACTGGCCATTCAGCTGGCAAGTCAGACTCCTCCGGGTACTTTTAACATGCCAGCCCTCTACAGAGAGGTACTAACAGCGGCAAACTTCCCTAATCTGGACGAAATCCTACCTCCAGAGCAGAAACCACAGCCGCAAGACCCGCTGGCAGACATAATCACAGCTACAAAGGGTCTACCCATAGCTGCATTCCCGGGTCAGAACCACGAAGCGCACATTCAGTTCAAAACTTCCTTCCTAAAGGACCCTGCCACGGGCGCAAACCCCATGATGAAGCAGATTGTTCCCATTCTCAACGCAAATATCAGGGATCACATGATTATGAAGTACCAAGAGCAGGTACTTGGCATGGTACAGGCCAGTGGTGTGGCAAATGACCCACAAACTTCCGAGATGGTCATGGCCCAAGCAGCAGAAGAGGTGGCAAACGCCAACGCTGCCATGGGAATTGCCCAGAGTCCAGAGCAACAGATGCTTCTNCTNGANAAAGAAAGNCTTGAACTGGATAAACAGAAGGCAGAGATGGACGCTGCCAATGATTCTGCCAATATTGCCCTGAAACAGATGGACATGGACCTCAGAGGTAAGGAAAGCATGAATGATCTAGTGGTAAACATAGGTAAGATGGAAGCAGATGAGCGGAAAGAAAACCTGAAGGCTCTGGAAACCAGTGCCAGACTAGAGCTAGAGAAGCAGAAGTTAGATGATGACTCTGAACTTAAAGCTGCTAATACTGCTATGCAAACTTTGCAGTCCATTGG